CGCCTCTAGTCAAGTCGCAATCGATCTTTTATGCAAACACGGATCAAGGCAGGGACGACGCCTTCGAAGACCACTCTAGGAGAAACTTCGAATGAACGTCCTAATCAATGGCGAATTGGTCCTCTCGGGGACAGTCGGCGAAGACTTCTTCGGCGACGGCTTCACATTCGTTGACGTCCTTCTCGCCCTTGCCCAAGTGTCCGGCGATCTAACCGTCCGGCTGAATTCAGGCGGCGGCATCGCGACCGAAGGCGTCGCGATCTATAACGCGCTCGCCCAATACAAGGGACGGATCACGGTCAAGGTGGAAGGTCTCGCCGCGTCCGCCGCGTCAATTATTGCGATGGCCGGGGACGAGATCATCATGGGGCGCGGTGCGCTCATGATGATTCACGACCCGCTCGTCTATGCGGCGGGGAACGCCGACGACATGACGAAGATTGTCGAAATGCTCAACGCGATGGGCGACGCAATGGCGACGATCTATGCCGACAGGACGGGCAAGACGACCGAAGAAGCGCGCGCCGACATGCGCGAAGAAATTTGGATGACCGCCGAAGAGGCGGTCGCCAAAGGGTACGCCGACAAGATTGGGGAAGATCAACCGATCCCGGTCGCGGCGTTCGACTATCGCGCATATTCGAAAGCGCCCGCGACGATCCTGGCGCTTTCAGATGCAAACAATTGGTCTAACCGACTCAAGGCGAGAATGCCGAAGGTCCCCAAATCGGAGCAAGACACAATGACGACGAAACCCGAAGCCACTCCCGCCCCCGCCCCCGCCCCTGTTCCCGCGCCCGCGCCGGAAGGCGTGACGCCGGAAGCGGCGGTCAAGGCGGAACAGGAACGCGCAACCGCAATCATGGACGTTTGCTTCAAGGCGAACGTTCCGTCGATGGCGTCGGCTTTCATCCGTGACGGCTTCACGGTTGAACAGGCGACCGAGAAGGTGAAGGCGGAAGCCTCACGTTCCGAAGCCATCAAAGCGAAGGTCGAACAGGCGCGCAAGATGCACGCCATGGTCGACGCCACTCTCGCCGACGCTTACATCGCGTCCGGCATGAGTGCCGAAGCAGCGGGCGACGATCTCTTGAATCGGATCGCCACTCTTTCGGCATCGACCCCGACACGCGGTTCGCACAATGCGACGCCGCCGACGGATCAAGCGAACGTGTCGGCGTCTTGGGACAAGATCGTCGCGAAGATCAACTCGGCGCGCGGCTTCAACGGCTAACGCCATTCACGGCTAGAAGGAACAAACAGCCATGACGACTTTTTCCGAAACCAATCACGACGCCGAATTCATTGTCTCGGAAGCGAACGGCAATCTTTCGCGGGACAACGGCGAACTTGCGTCCGGCCAAAATCTCGCGGCGGGAACGGTCGTCGCCTATGACGGCGGCTCGCGCTTCATCGCCTACACTGGGTCGGAATTCACCGACGGCACGGAAGACGAAGCGCAAGGAATCCTCATCAACGCGACCGACGCAACGAGCGGTCACAAGTTGGTGGCGATCCTTCGCCGTCAAGCCGAAGTGAATATCAACTTGCTGACCTTCCCGGCGGCAAAACAGGCGGTCATGATTCAGTCGCTCGCGCGGCTCGGCATCATCGTTCGTCTGTAAACTCAACAAGTCCGACAAGAAGGAACGGTAAAAATGTTGGATATCTTCACTTCGAATGCGTTCTCGACACTCTCTCTCACGGACGCAATCAACAAGCTGAAATATGTCCCTGGTCGCGTGTCGGCTATGGGTCTCTTCGCGGAAACGGGCGTCGCTACGACGTCAATCGCCATCGAAGAAAAGAACGGCGTCCTCTCGCTCGTTGCCCCGACGGGTCGCGGCGGTCCCGGCGTCATGGTCGAGCGCGGTCGTCGCAAGCTTCGCTCGGTCGCCGTGCCGCACTTCCAGATCGATGACGCCGTTATGGCGGAAGCGGTGCAGGGCGTGCGCGCGTTCGGAAGCGAAACCGAAACGGAAACCGTCATGGGGAAGATCATGGAGCAATCCGCGCTTCATGTCGCCTCGCTCGCCGCGTCGCAAGAATATGCGCGCGTCGGCGCGGTGAAGGGTCTCGTCACCTATGCCGACGGCTCGACGCTTGATCTCTTCGGCTTGTTCGAGGTGGATCAAGTCGCCGAACGCGATTGGGACCTCGACAACGCATCGCCGACGGCGGGCGTCGTCCGCAAGGCGTGCGCCGCCGTCTATCGTCAGATGGCGGACATTCTCGAAGGAACCCCCTTCGCGGGCATTCACGCGATTTGCGGCGATGCGTTCTTCGACGATCTCATCGCTCATCCGGAAATCCGCGCGACCTATCTCGCTTCGCAGGAAGCGCGAGAACTTCGCACGGGCTATGTGGGCAACGGACAGCAAGGCGTCTATGGTGCCTTCGAGTTCGGCGGCATCGTGTGGGAGAACTATCGCGGCTCGGTTGACGGGACGAACTTCGTCGACACGAATAAGGCGCACTTCTTCCCGACGGGCGTCGCCGGACTGTTCCGGACCTATTATGGTCCCGCCGACTACATCGAGACGGTGAACACGATCGGTCGCCGCCTTTACGAAAAAATGTTCCCCATGCCGAACGACAAGGGAATGTCGCTCGAAGTGCAAATGAACTCGCTCGAAATTTGCACACGTCCGCGCGCCCTTCTCCAAGGCAAGCGCACCTAAGCGCCGGAACATCAACGGGACGGGGGCGGCTCAACAAGCCGCCCCTTTCGTTTGTAATGACCTATTGGACTTGCCCCGAAGAATGGACCGACGAAACCGCATGGATAATTTGCGGCGGCGCTTCATTGCGCGGCGTCGATCTCTCGCCCCTGGCAACGCGCCGAACAATTGCGATCAACTCGTCGCTGTTCGCCGCGCCCTTCGCGACGTTCTGCTTCTTCGGCGACCGTCGATGGTTCGTCGAACATCAAGCCGCAATGTTCGAAACGTCGGCGCGGATCGTCTCGAACTCGCCTTCCGTGCGTCATCCGCGCGTGCTGACAATGCAAAAGGTGAAGCCGCCCCCCGGCATTGTGGACGACCGCGAAACGCTTCCTATGTTGTGGACGTCGACCGCGCCCGCGATGAACCTGGCGAAGCATCTAGGCGCGCGGCGGATCGTGCTTCTCGGTCTCGACGGACACTTCGCCGCCGACGGTCGAATTCATCATCATGCGGAATATGATCGCTTCCCGGCGCTTCCGAATAATTGGCAAGCGATGCAATTCGAATCGCTCGGCTATTGCGTGAAGCCGCTCGAAGACCGGGGGATCGAAGTCATCAACGCGAACCCGTCGTCGTCCGTCCCGTTCTGGACGAAGCGCGCGTTCGATCAGTGTTTGAGGGAATTCACATGAAGCGCCGCGCCTTCGTCATGATGCACAGAAGGGAACCCTATCCGCATCCGCAATTCGACCAAGGCTTCGCCCGACTCGGGTTCGACGTGTTCCACGAAATGCCGAAGCAAATCGAACCGTCCGACGTCCTCTTGACGTGGAACCGGATGGGCGTCCGAAATAGTTATGCACAAGCTTTTTCTCTAAAAGGCGCGCCCGTCATTGTCGCCGAAAACGGATGGATCGGGAAATCGAATGACGGGGGGAAATTCTATGCGCTTTGCCTAGATCATCACAATGGGCCGGGGCGCTGGTTTGTGGGCGAAGGCGACCGCTTTTCCAAGGTCCGATTTGACCTTCGCCCGTGGCGCAAAAAGGGGCGGCACGTCTTGGTTCTTTGCTCGCGCGGGATCGGCGAACCGGGGATCGCTCAACCGAAAGATTGGCCCATAGAAATCGCACGTCGCCTTCATGAGATCACGGATCGCCCGATCAAGGTTCGATTGCATCCCGGCGACAAGGGGGCGTCGATGGACGAAGACCTAGCGGGCGCTCATGCGTGCGTCACTTGGGCGAGCGGGTCCGCCATCAAGGCGCTTGCGGCGGGCTTTCCGATCTTTTACCAACTATCGAATTGGATTGGAGCGAGTGCTTCGGTTCTCGGCGTTGACGATCTCGAAAGCCCTTTTCTCGGCGACAGGCTTCCGACATTTCAGCGACTCGCTTGGGCGCAATGGACTTCCGCCGAGATAGCAACGGGGACCCCTATCGAATGGCTCTTGAAGTCGCGATCTATGGAATAACACGGCATCGCCGTTCCGAAGCATGTTGCGCCGCCATGTATGCCGGAATCCGTGCGAACGGGGATCGCGCCTATCTGCTTCGAGAAGATCAGTATCGGGGGACAGCGTTCCCGATTGCCGTCTTCTATGGCTTCACGCCGACCTTGCGCGCCGTGATGGCGGACTATGTGAAGGAAGGGCTTCGCGCCGTCTATATCGATCTCGGCTATTGGGCGCGCGAGGGGCTTCACTGTCACCACAAGATCGTTATCAACGCGCGGCATCCGACCGCCTATTTCCAGAACGTCAAACACAAGCCGGACAGGGCGCGCGCGCTCGGGGTCGAGGCGTTGCCGTGGCTGGACAACGGCAAGAATATTCTTCTCGCTGGCATGGGCGCGAAGGCGGCGAACGTCGAGGGGAAGGACCCCGAATCGTGGGAACGTCACGCGATCTCGGCGCTTCAACTCTACACGAAACGCCGAATCATCTATCGCCCTAAGCCGTCTTGGCTCGGCGCAAAGCCGCTCGCCGGGACGACGTATTCGCCGAAGGAACAATCGCTTCTCTCTCTCCTGGCAAACGCTCATGCGGTCGTCACGCATCACTCGAACGTCGCGGTCGATGCGCTCGTCGCTGGCGTCCCGGCGTTTTGCTGGCAAGGTGTCGCGACCCCGTTGTCGTCTCAGAACATCGCCGACATTGAAGAGCCGCGCCGCCCCGAAGGGCGCGAGCAATGGATAGCCGATATCGCTTACACGCAATGGAACACGGATGAAATGCGGCGCGGTCTTCCGTGGGCGCACTTGAAGGAAGAGGGTCTTATCGGATGAAGGTTCGTTTCTGGACTTCGGACAAGCCGCGCGAGCGCATCCTTTCCGAAGCAATCGGTCAAGGCGTGATGAAGCATGGCGACGAGTACGACACGCGCGCGCTAGGCAATGAGGCGACCCCGGATTGCGACGTCGCGATCATGGTCGGCGTCAAGTCGAAAGAACTTTGGCAAGCGCATCTTCGGCTCGGTTGCCAAATGGTTTATCTCGACAAGGGTTATTCGCGGCATGATCGCGGCGACGGCTCGCGCGTTTGGGAATATTGGCGCGTCTCAGTCAACGCGCATCATCCGACAGCGAAGTTCCGCGTCGGCGACTATCCCGACGACCGCTCGACGGCGGCGGGCTGGACCTTCGAGAAATGGAAGCCGAACGCATCGGGTCCGATCATCATCGCGGGATCAAGCGAGAAGTATCATTCGTTTTACGATCTCAAGCCGCCGACCGAGTGGGCGCAAAAACTGGTTAAGGAAATCCGCCGCACGACTCAGAACCCGATAATCTATCGCCCAAAGGCGTCTTGGAAGGGCGCGGTTCCAATCGACGGGACGACCTTCAAGCAAGACGGTTCAATCGACGACGTGCTTAAGGGCGCGTGGTGCCTCGTCACTCACGGCTCGAACGCTTGCTTCGAAGCGATGCTCGCGGGCGTGCCGTCGATCATTCTCGGCGAGGCGGTCATGCGGCCTATTTCCTCGACGGAGATCAGCGAAATTCATTCGATGAAGCTTGCGACGTCGAAGGAACGCGCATCGATTCTCGCGTTCCTCGCATATCATCAATGGACAATGGAAGAGATGGCTTCCGGCAAAATGTGGGAAGTAGTACGCAAGGAGATTTTTCGATGACCCGACCGACTCTAGTTGTCAATATCGTGGAAGAAGATGGGGGCTTCGCAGTTCGTTCGGCGTGGACCGACAAGAAGCCGGGATCAACCTACGTTCACGTTAGCGAGTTCAACGATTTCGTTTATGTCGATGATGGCGATTACCAGCTAATGATCGAACGCGCCGCGCTCGGGAAGTTTATAGAATCGCTTCAACGATTGGAGAAGAAACTTGTCTAAATATTCTCCCGAATATCACGCCGCGCTCGAAGCCTCGAAGCGCATTCACAAGGGGAAGGCGTTCACGGGAAAGTTCCTTCGCCCGCACGCCGCCTTCATTGGCGAGATCATCAAGCGGCTGGATTGCCGGACGGTCCTCGACTTCGGATGCGGCAAGGGACAGCAATACGAATGGATAATCCCCTCGACCGGACAGACTATCGAACAGCTTTGGGGCGTGACCGTCACGAAGTACGATCCCGCATATCCGCCATTCGCGAAGGAACCGGAAGGCGGATTCGATCTCGTCATTTGCACGCAAGTTCTCGGCGCGATCCCCGTCGCTGATCGTCCCGTCGTCGTTGATCGGCTTTACAGTCACGCGAAGAAAGCGATCTATATTTCCGAACGCTTGGGCGTGGCTCGGAAGAAGGTCGGCGACAACGCGCTTCGCGGGTCGGATTGGAACCGCGTGCAATGGTTCAACCTTCTCGGAAGACCGTCCGATCTCGAAGTCACTTTCGCGACACGCGAGACAATCAACGGAGAGAAGATCACGGAACATTGGCGCACGATGAACGACTCGCACGGCGAATGGTGGAAAACGGTCGAATGGCCGCACAACGTGCGCGCAATGAATCACAAATGGACCCCCTGACATGCAAGAAGATTACAGCGCTCTATATCGGGAATTGCATTCGAGATCGAAGGCGTTCCAAGGGAAGTCGATCCGTCCGTCCGTGCCGCATATCGCGCGCCTGGTCGAACTCACGAAGCCGCGCCGCCTTCTCGACTACGGATGCGGGAAGGGTCTTCAATATTCGGAATACAAGGTTCAACAAGCGTGGGGCGGAATGAAACCCTATTGCTACGACGTCGGCGTCGAGCGGTACGCGAACAGACCGAACGGCGCGTTTCATGGCGTGATTTGCACGGACGTTCTCGAACATATCGCGGAAGCCGACGTTCCCGCGATCCTCGACGATATCTTCGGCTTTCTTCCCGAGCGTCGAGACGGCGGAACGTCCTTCGCGTTCTTCTATGTGGCTTGCCGTCCAGCGGCTCGGAAGACGCTTCCCGACGGTCGCAACGTTCATCTAACCGTGAAGCCCCCCGCATGGTGGGAAGGACAGTTCGAAAAATACAAGCGCGATAAACTCATCATCGAAAGCCGTTTCGACGAACAGGGAATGGAAGCGACAGAACATGCGGATTAGAATTCTCGGCGGCGGCTGGTACGGATGCACAATAGCCTTGCATCTTCTCGAAGCCGGACACGACGTCACGCTCGACGAGACAAGCGACCGCCTCTTTAGCGGCGCATCCGGGGGAAATCCCGCGCGCTTGCACTTGGGCTTTCACTATCCGCGATCCGGCGCGACCATGCGCGCGTGCCTCGAACATCAAGATGAATTCTTGAAGCGCTTCGGGTTCCTTACGCGCGCGATCCCTGTCAACCTTTACGCCATCGCCGACCGCGACAGCCTCGTCGACTTCGAGCAATATCGGCGCGCCTTCGAAGGGCGCGTCCAGTTCGTCGACGTCGAGGCGTCTGCCTATGGGCTTAGGAACGTCGAGGGGGCGCTTCTCACGGGCGAGCGTCATATCGTCATCGACAACGCCCGCGCCTTCTTCACGGACACGCTAGGCGGTCTCGTCACCTATGACGCGGGCTTCGTGAAGGTCGATGATCCGCGCTTCGATCTCACGGTCGATTGCACGTTTTGCGCCAACGACGACGCGAATATAGAGCGCTTCGAACCGTGCGTTACGGCGCTTCTCAAGGGGCCGACAGACCGCGCGACAACGATCATGGACGGACCCTTCGGTTCGATCTATCCGTGGAATGAAGACTTCGGTCTTTCGTCCCTGACAAGCGCATCTCTCACGCCATTGACGAAGACGTGTCGGTCACATGCCGAAGCGCGGGCGATGCTCGACGCCTTGAACTTCCGCGATCTCAATATCCGCGCCGACAAGATGCTCGATCAGATGGCGCATTTTTGGCCGGATTGCCGGGACCTTTACAAGGTCGCCGACTTCAAGCTTACGATTCGCGCAATGCCGAGAAGCGCCGCCGATACACGGCTTGTTGACGTCGTGCGCGTGGGGAAGAAAGCGCTTCGAGTGCGAGCGGGCAAGATCGACGCAATCTTTCACGCGGCACGAATCGTCGAGGGCTATATCAAGACAATGGGAAGGGAAGCAGAATGAAGCAAGGCAAGGTTTGGGGCGTGACCGAAACGCTTCTCAAGAAGACGAACCTTCATATCGAAGGGCTTGTGATTGAACCCTTCAAGCGCTGTTCGATGCACAAGCACGAACGGAAATGGAATGGGTTCTATTGCGCGTCCGGTCGCTTGCTGATCGAAGTCCGGAAGAACTCTTACAATCTCATCGACACGACCGAACTTTTGCAAGGCGAGTTCATGGCGGTTCCCCCTGGCGAGTTCCATCGCTTCGTTACAGAAAGCGAAGGCGCGACCGGGATCGAACTCTATTGGCCGGACGATCTCGGCGACGACATTATCCGCGAAGACGTAGGGGGCGACACGAAATGACTTGGATCATTCCGGCTTCAATAACGTTCGTCGTCGCGCTTTGCATAGTGCGGTTTGCGACCGACAGTCCCGGCGTGTTTGGCGGCGGCGCGATCTATAACGCGCTGATCTTTCTCTTGGGTCTTTCCGTCGCGCTCGCTTGTTGGCTTGTGTGGCTTATCGTCGTGTCACTTACATGATCGCGATCCGGGGTTATTCATCATCGCTCGCGCAAGCGCTTCTTCCCCTTTTGCCGGAAGACGAATGCGCCGTTCCCGTCGAACGCGGCGCGACTAATACGGCGGCGCATCGGCACTTGTTCGCGCAAGGCGTCATTCACGCAAAGCCAATGGCGCAAATGACCGACGGCGAGAAGCTGGACTCATGGAACGCAAACGCCGGAATGACGATTGCACAATGCAACCTTATCCTGGCGACCAACGAAGAAGCGCGAATTTGTGTGATCGGTTCGGAGTCCGCGAACTCATGGTCGTTCGACGACTGTTATGCAGCATCGAAGGCGGCGCTTCATCGCTACGTCGAGACAAAGAAACTCAAGCCCCGACAGCAATTGATTTGCGTCGCGCCGACGATCATCGAAGACTCGCGCATGACGCGGGCGCGCGTCGATCTCGAAAACCTCGGGCGTCGTCGCGACAGTCATCCGAAGAAGCGTTTCCTCTCAATGCTCGAAGTCGTGCGAATGGTTCACTTCGTTCTCTATGTTGACCGGGGATACACGACCGGGACAGTCATCCGCATGAACGGGGGGATGCACACGCAATGAAAATCGGGAAAGAACAAGCCTTCGCAAACAAGCATCGCGCGAAGCAAAAGGCGATCCGGCGATATGTTAAAAATCGCGAGTTAATTTATCCCGGCATTCTTGCGGCGGCGTTCCTGTTCGGCGCGCTCGGCGGAACGATTGCCGAGTCCATCGACCCCCGCTTCGCATTGATCGGGGCGTTCGCCGGAATGTGGCTCGGTCTCTTCTTTGCAAAATTTCTTGTCATAGGTACGGGATGAAAAAGGGCGGATGGCAAAAGGTCATGTTTGCGGCGGAATGCGACCCCGACGGCGACGGATGGTGCAGCGTCCGTGATTGCGACCCCGCCGAATGCGATTGCATTGGACCGACGGAAGATAACGTCGAATATGAAGAGCGCGACGGGATCATGTACGGGCGGCGCATCAAGACCAAGGGGACGAAATGAGCATCACGGTTTGCACGGGGTTTTCGCCGAAGGGCTATGAGGAATACGGCAAGCGCTTTCTCGAAACCTTCGAAAAGTATTGGCCGAAGGAAATCGGCTTGAACGTCTATGTCGAAGAGCCGATCCCGTCGGATCGCGCGCGCGTCGTTTCGCTGTTCGAATGCGGGGGCGTCGGCGAATTCATCGAACGCTATAAGAACGATCCGAACGCGACAGGGCGCAAACGCAATGCGCTATGGAAAGAGCGCCATAAGGACGCGCCTTATAACTTCCGCTTCGACGCCGTGAAGTTTTGCCGTCAATGCTTCATCCCGCGTCACACGGCGCGATATCTTCCCGACGGCGATATTCTTGTGTGGCTCGACGCCGACGTCGTGACGTTCTCGACGATCCCGAATCGCTTGATCGAAGACCTTCTCGGCGACGCTGATATCTCCTATCTCGGTCGGAAGAACGCGCATTCCGAAATCGGATATTGGTCCGTCCGCCTCAACTCGCGGACCCGCTCGTTCCTCGACGCCTTCGCGGGCATATGGGAAAACGACGACGTGTTTTGTCTTTCCGAATGGCATAGTGCTTTTGTGTTCGACTACGTTCGCAAGATGACGCCAGGTCTCAGGGAAAACAATCTTACGCCGACAGGATCGGCGCACGTTTGGTTTCAAACGCGGCTCGGCGATTACACGGACCATTGCAAAGGCAATCGAAAAGCGCTCGGCTTCTCGCCGGAAAGGAACGGGAAATGAAAAGGGAAACAATCTTTATAGGTTATGATCCGCGCGAAACACAAGCCTTCGCGGTCGCCGCCTTCTCGGCAAAATTCCACATGATGAACCGGAAGATTCCGATCCGTGGTCTTGTCATGGAATCGCTCGCCGATCAGGGGCTTTACTATCGCCCGACGGAACGGCGCTATCGCGAAGACGGGACGTCGGTCCTGATCGATGAACTCTCGGTTCGTGACGACTACGACGGCGCAATGTCGACCGAGTTCGCAATCTCGCGCTTCCTCGTCCCCGCCCTCGCGCGCTCGGGATGGGCGCTCTTCATCGATTGCGATATGCTCATCCGCGCCGATCTCTCGTCGCTGTTCGCGCTTTGTGATGATCGGTTCGCGGTCATGTGCGTTAAGCACGATCACAAATCCGAAGCGCGAATGAAGATGGACAATCAGCCTCAAACAAACTACTCGCGGAAGAATTGGTCGTCCGTGATGCTGTTCAATTGCGAGCATCCTTCGAACGACGCGCTTTCGGTTGACTATGTGAATTCGGTTCCCGGTCGCGACCTTCATCGCTTCGCGTGGCTGGACGACGAAGAGATCGGCGCGCTTCCTCCCGCGTGGAATTGGCTCGCCGACGAGCAAGCGCCGATCTCGAATCCTTATATCGTGCATCACACGCTCGGGTCGCCGTGCTTGCCGGGATATCAGAACGCGCCCTTCGCGGATGAATGGCGCGTCCGACTTAACCAATGGGGGGAAACGCCATGACGTCGATTTGGAAAGACAATCTTGCGAACCTTTACGCTTCGGATATCGCCGTCGATGCGACCTTGACGGCGGGTTCGGGGGACCCGCTCGCCATCCGTGCGATGGACAAGACGACGGGCGTCGCTATCGGATCGGAAAACGAACCCGAAATCCAAACGATTTATCCGGTCGCCGTCATCGCCATGTCAACGCTAACCGACAATGGTTTGACCGCCGACGACGTGGACGGCGGTTCGATCACTATTGACGGCAAGGCGTGGACCGTTACTTCTCATCGCTACAAGCCTTCGCCGGAAGGCGAGACGCGCGGCGAATTGATCTTGCTCTTGAAGGACGGGGAAATTTAATGGCACAAGACAAGCGCGAATTGATCCTCGACCGCCTTCGCGACGTCGTGAAGGTCAAGGGGGTTTCCTCGTCCGCCCGCAACTCGGTCGATATCTCGGATCAAAACGCCTTGCCGTCCGTGATCGTTTACGACGGCACGGAAGAGGCGCTTGATAGTCCCCCTGGAAGGGCTGGGCGAACGATCCAAATCATTCGGATGGAACCCATTATCCAAGTCACATTGCAGGGCGACGAAGAGAAGGTCGGGACCGATCTTAACGGCTTCCGGCTTCGCCTTCTCGACGCCGTGACCGGGGATGCTGAATTGAAGGCGCTCGCGCTCAACGGGGAAAGCCCCCGATATCTCGGATGCTTGACAAAATGGACGAAAGCTAGGGGCGTGCAAGGGGATATGGTCATCCGCTTTTCGATCCTTTATGCGTTGTCCCCGAATGATTTCTAGTTCTCGACGAGTGGGCTTCGTCAGGGTTTGCGCCCGCTTCGCTGGTAACAGCGGGGCAACTTTCAAAACCTCTTAGGAGATCGAAGCAATGACTATCGCAAGCCCCGACATTCGAAATTATGCAATCGGCAAAGGGAAGGTCTATATCAAGACCTCGACCGACGTCGCTCGCCGCGCAATCGGCAACTGTCCCGAATTTGAATTCACGCCCGAGATCGAGAAGCTTGAACACTTCTCGGCGATGGAAGGCGTTCGCGAGCGCGACCGCACGGTCGTTCTCTCGAAGAAGGGAACCCTTCGAATCGTGTTCGAGGAAATGACCGCCGAGAATCTTCGGATCGCCTTGCTCGGCGCTCTTCAAGACGGCTCGTCCGGCGATCAGGAAATCGATATCTTTTCCGAGTCGCAGATCAGCGCCGAAGTTTGGTTCGAAGGCGCGAGCGACATTGGTCCGACGTGGAACTATTACTTCGGGCGCGTCGACTTCATCCCGTCTTCCGGAATCTCGCTGATCTCGGATGAATGGATGACCGTCGAATTGAACGGCGACGTGCAGAAGGTGAACGGTTCGTTCGGCACGGCGCAAAAGATCGCCGACGGAACGGCTTAACAACAACTAGGAGCGAAAGCATATGTCGAAATTGAGTGATCTAGTCCCGCCGCGTCATCGCGTTACATTGCAACTCGGCAACGGCGAGCCGCAAGACGTGGACGTTTGCGGGCTTTCAATTCCGGATATCACGACGTTGATCGAACGATATCCGGATATGGTCGCTCAATTCGACGGCAAGTTCGACGCATCTTCGCTTCTCAAGATGGGGCCGCAAGCTATCGGGGCAGTTCTCGCGATGGCTTGCGGCGCGCCCAACGACAGGGCGGCGGAAGCGGCGCTCGTCGCTCTTCCGCTCGGGACCGTCGTCGAACTTCTCGACATTGTAGCAGGGGAGACCATGCCGAACGGCGTCGGCCCTTTCGTCAGCCTGGCGAAGCGGTTCGGGCTAGACCTCGCTTCGGTTCTGCAAAAAATTCCTTCTCCAAATCTTGCGCCGTCGGAATCGATTTCCTTGTCGGCAACGGATACGACTTTAACGTCGTGACGCGGTTCACGCCGAAGCAATTGTCGGCGTGCATTCAACTAGCGGCGGCGAGAAAAAAGCGAGAGTCGGCGGAAGCCCTCTCGCTTCATGCACAAGCGGCGCAAGGGGACCCGCGCCGGATCAATCAGCGGATTAAGGAACTAAGCCGCTAAACCTTCGAGGGGGCCGGGATGGCTGGTAGCGGGCGCAAAGTTCTAACCGTCGGGTTTACCGCCGAAGGTGTCGACACTGTAAAGAAGCAGATTGAAGACGTCGGCAAGGCGGGACAGGACGCCGCATCGAAGATCACGTCCGCTTTCGCGAAGTCGAATATCGGGAAGGAACTCACGGCGCGGCTCAATGCGTTGAAGTTGAAGTTCGCCGATACGGTCCTTGCGGCGAGGAAGTTCGGGTCCGCATGGGCGGGCGTCGGGAAGGCGCTCAACGGATTTACCGAAAGCATCAAGACCGCGATCACGCGAATTACAAAACTCGTCGGCGTCGTCGGTCTCGCCGCGTTCGGCGTCAACAAGCTTATGACGTCCTTCGGCGCGAAGGCTGAAAATATTTCGCAGATGGCGGCGGCGCTCGGCGTCACGACGGATCAATATCAGCGCTTGACGCAAGCGGCGGCGGACGCGGGAATCGAACAAACCAAAGTTGAAACGATCCTCGCGAAGTTTACAATCGGCGTCGAAGATGCGGGCGACGCTTCCGAGAAGGCATCAAAGAAGAACAAAGACCTCGGAAAATCGTTCGAACAAATTGCAGTCAAGGCGCAAGACGGCTCGACGAAAATCGTCACGATCCGGCGCGGCGTTCAAGACGTGTCGAAGGACGTCGACAAATTTGCGGGCGTGACAAAGACGGGCGTCGAAGGTCTCAAGCAATATGCCGCGTCCCTGGCGGCGGCTGGCGGACCCGCCGAACAATTGCAAAAAGCTTCACGCGACTTCGGCGCGAAGAACGCCGTTGCCGTCGTGACATATTTCAAGGCGGTTTCATTCCAGCTTGACGACAATGCGCGCGCGGCGGCGGGTCTCATCCCGAAGCTTTCCGATCTCGAAATTCTCGTCGGCAATGACTTGGACACGTCATTCGATCACTTGGGCGAAAATCTTTCGCTGATAAGGGATCGCCTCGTTGCCGTGTTCTCTCCCGCCTATTCGAAGATCGTCAAGGCTTTGACGTTCTGGATTCAGGACAACGAAGGGGCGCTTAAGGATTGGGCGCAAACGATCAACGATAAAGCCATCGTCTATATCGACGACTTGATTTCACTTCTTCAAGGCGCGCCACAAAAAGTCAAAAACAAATGGCTGATCGATCTTTACAACGGCGCGATCAAGTTCGGCGAAGGCGTGAAATATGTTTTTGAAACCGTGCTTCCGCAAGCATTTAACACGCTTCGCGAATATGCCGATATCGTCGCCAAGAAACTGAACGAGATTTTCGGAACGAACTTCACGGGCGACAGCCTTCTCGTTGTGATCGCGCTCGGCTATGTGACAGGCGCTTTCAATATCGTTATCAAGACGGCGACGCTCGTCGGCTCGACTCTGTTCGCGGTCGCGCAAACGTTCCGGCTTGTCTCGGTTTCGGTCAATCTCTTGCTGACGGCACTTCGTCCCCTGTTCTTCCTGGTCGGTTATCTCGGCGCGGCGCTCGCAACATTTCTCGGGCTTCCGGCGATTGTCGGCGTTGCGATTGTCGCCGCACTCGTCATCGCTGGCGCGCTGATTTATGCCTATTGGGACGACGTGAAGGGTTATGTCTTCGCGACGTGGGACGCTATCGTCAAGTATGGCGGAATCGCCGTCGGTCTCATCGCAGCAAACTTCGGCAAACTCTCGACCGAGTGGTCGGCGATTTGGGACAAGATCAAGAATGGCGATTGGAAGGGAACGCTTGATGAAGTCGCGAAGCAATTCAAAAGCGGCTTCGACGATCTCGTCAAGAATACACAGCACGAAATCGACCTTATTAACGACGCGCTGAAATCAATCGGCATCGATCTTCCGTCCGTGTGGGAACATATCAAGACGGGTGCCGACGCGCTTTGGAAGGATATCGTCGCGGGCGCGTCGGCGCTCGGCGGACAACTCTCGACCGCTTGGGAAAGCGTGAAGAATTCGGCGTCCGAATTGTGGGCGGGCGTCGAGGCGACCGCCTCAACGATTTGGAACAGCGTCGCGACGATCATCACGAACGCGGCGAGCGGCATTGCGGAAGCGGTCGGCAAGGTCTGGACGGCGGCGGGCGAGGCTATCAGCGGCGCGACGAAGAGCGTCTTCGAAACGGCTTCGGGAATTCTCGATTCGATCAACAAGGCGATCACGGCGGCGGGCGACGTGCAAGGCGCGGTCGATCTCGCCGCGAAGCTGGTTTCCCCCTTCACGGACGCGCGGACGAAGATCGAAGACGTCTGGACGGGTCTAGCGCCCGTTCTCGAAGCCAAGGGCGGCGACATTGCCGCGACCCTGGCGACCGCCTTCGACCCCGTGAAAACGCTTCCGACGGCGTTCTCCGACGCGGCATTCGCTATCGCAGGGATCACGACCGGGATCGTCGCAAACGTCGTGACGCAGTTCGGGCAATTGGTCCCCGCCGCCGTGCAAGCCGCGACAGGGATTGCCGACGCCTTCCGGCAAGTTCTTGCGGGCGCGACGTTCGGCGTCGATCTTTCGGGGATCGTCTCGGCGTTCCAAAACGCGGCACAAACAATCGTGTCCGTTTGGGGATCGGCAATGCAAGCGATCTCGCAACAAACGGCGAGCATGGTCGCATCCGTGCAAGCGCTGATCTCTAGCCTTGCATCCGTTCTCGCGGCACTTCGGGCGCAAATCGCGGCGGCTAAATCGCAAGCCGCGTCGTCGCCCAGCGACGGCGGCGCTCGGGGACGCGCGGTCGGCGGCATTGTATCCGGTCCCGGCACGGGGATTTCGGATTCGATTCTCTCTTGGCTTTCGAATGGCGAGTTCGTCATCAAGGCGCGCGCCGTGAAGCATTGGGGACTTGACGCTTTGCAAGCCCTCAACGGAATGAGAATGCCGCGCTTCGCCGCTGGCGGTCTTGTCGGCGAGATGGCTTCGGCGGTCACGCCGCGCGGGTCGGGCGCGCGCCCGCTCGACGGGGCGAAGTCCGGCTTGACGCCCTATACTCTCGTCTTCGAAGGGAAACAGTTCCCCGGCTTCTTGGGTCCAGCGCCGGACACGTTGACGCAACTCGGCAAGGCGCGCGCTGTTAGCCGTATCTCGACGCCGAACCGCGTTCCGAAATGGAAGGGCTAGAACATGACGACCGACACGCTTCTTGAACTCGACTTCGGGATCGCGCCCTTCTCGGCGCGCAATCTCAACGAGTCGTTTCAAATCGACGACGGCGCGAAGCAATTGCGCCGGACATGGAACGGCGACCTTCAAGACCTTTCGAACACGTCGTTCCGCAAATATATTCTTTCCTATGACGGAAGCGACATTCTTCCCCCGGCGTTCGCGGGTATTTGGCCGGGACAAACCGTCGTCGTGAAGTGTGCGACCGAAGTGTGTTATCCGGTCGGCGGATCGCCCGAACGAGCGGTCGTCGCCGGATCGTCCCGCGTGCGCGATGGCTTCGTCTATTATCGAATGCAACTGACAACGAAGGTCGTCTCATTCGAACAGAAGGGTTCCGAGTGGAGCGCGGGCGTTTCGTGGTCTCTTGAATTGGCGGAAGTTTAATGGCTGGACCTTTTTATTTCGCATGGGTCGAGGCGACCGACACGACGTTTTCGTCGGACTTCGCGCGAGAAGATGAAGACGTCTTCGAGTTCGAAGTCGAGCATTCGGAAGGCGACTTCCCGACGGCGAAGCTTTTGATCCGGAACCCGCGCGTCGGGCTTCTCGAACCGGGGCGCAAGCAATGGGCGTGGATCGCTCGCGACTTCGGCGACACGGCGGGACCGATCCCGTTGTTCTTCGGTCGCATCACGGGGCAACCTATCTCGCTCGGTCAATCGGTGATCGAAGTCGCATTGCGCGCGCGCCCTGGCGACCTTGCCGAACAGAAGGAAGCGGTCGCCGCGCCGTTGCGTGTGTCGCCTTACTTCGACCCGCTTTGGATTCGTCCCGAACTTCGCGACGATCCCGAAGTCGTTCTCGAAAGCCGTCCGGTTCTTTGGCACTATGACAGGACGTCGCCCGTCGTCACGCTTTCAAGCATCATTGACGGCGAAGATGGGGTCGAGACGTTCACGGATGGCGACTTTCTCGCCGAGTCTCTTAGCGTGTCAATCGGCACGCAAGCCTTGAAGTCCGTATCGGTTGAAGCCGACGTGTCGTGGACGCAACGAGCGGTCGGCGAAGTTGATATGTCTCAACGGCTCGTCGATCTCTTCCACTCGGCGGGAAGCCAAAAGGCGGGATTGATTTCGTCGTTCACTGGTCAAGGTTTGTGGGATTCGTTTCCGGGGGATGGCGACGATATCGGCGCGGGCTGGTTTACGAAGTCGATTGAACTTTCGCGCGCCGACGGCATTTCGGTTCCACTCGAATATTCAAAGACGAAGTTCAAGTTCAAAGAAGAACCCGATCCGAAGGTGAAAAACCCGCCGCACGGTTTCGCGATGCGGTTTGCTCTTTGGCAAATCCGCGCACGGCTGATCGCGGGCTATGACACGACACGGCAACGGAACGAGAAAGTGCGCTTCACCATGAGCGCGGACGTTCAACCGTTGTGGACCGATCAGGAAGACAGCGAGTCCGAACTTCTCACGTTCTCGTCGAACGAAGTCGGCGAGTTGATCGACAACGAAGGAACGTCGACAACGCCGCCAATCGAAGACTTCAAGCGTCGGCAATTCTTCCCGACGGATCGCGGCTTGCGGTCGCTCGAATATCTAATGACCGTCGCTCGCGCGCACTTGATCTCGCGCGGACGCGCCGTTCAAGTGTCCATCGAAATTCCCTTCGCGCGCGCCGTCGAACTTTCGTGCCGGAAGAACGCGACAATTCTTTCGGATGATTTGCCTGGCGGACAGGCATCGGGGAAAATCGTTTCATATTCCTTCGCGATGAAGGACGGCGAAGAGACCGGAAGCGTCACCATTGCTTGCAGCGTCGGGCGTGGAAACAGCGTCGCGGGCGCGGCGGGTTCACATATTTATGACGACGATTATTCGCAGGATGATTTTAGCGAATTGTCCGGCAATGTCTCGGAAGTCATCACGGGCGAACTCACTTACATTCCGCCGACCGATCCGCCGATAGACGACGGGATCGACTTCAACAATTTGACGGCGGATAATTGCTTGCTTCTTGCTGAAATGATGCAAGGCGGCGAGACGGCGCAAAGGACGATCCTCGCCCAAAAGTATCGGCTCGCGTCGGAAGTCGTCGAGACCTTGAACAACGCATATACGCGATGGCGTTTCGTGTTTATCCCGCTCAATGGCAAAAGCTTTGAACAGACATATTCGGTCACTGTGTCTCAACAAATGATCCCGAAGACTATCGACTTGGAGTCCGCATAATGGCGACCAACGATAAAGCAACTCGTTCGATGGGAAAGGCGCTCGTCTCTAAGGGGGACGTGATCGTCGTCGAGTCCTTCTTGCAAGATCGGCCGATCCCGTTCGTTGACGTCGAACAGCAAGAGGCGGAACTTCGCGTCGGCGCGAAGTCGGAATTTCAGTTCGACCTAACGATAGGTTCGAGCAAGTCGCGCAAAGACTTCTTGGTCACGGGTCCTTCCTATGGCGACGTGAAATGGCCGGACCCGCCGACGCTTGATGATCCGAACGCGGACAATCCGAACGACGTCGTTATCAATACCGAACTCAAAGAAACAAATCGCGAGATTGAACAAGTCCGCGTCGAGGGAAGCGACGGCGTGTCATGGGTCGATATCCAGCGGATCAAGTCGATAACGTTTCAATTACCTGACAGGGCCGGACCAACGGGGACCATTAGTGAATATTGGACTCTAAAATTGAATTGGGATTCCCCCGTCATCAACGGCGTGGACACTTCGCAAATCAACCTCAAACCTGGCGACACAATCGTCGACGTGGAGAATGCATAATGAAATATCGCACAACGGGCGCTTGGGGTTCGGGCGAAGGGCGTCGTCTCACGTCCGCCGAGATCGATCAAAACTTTTACGACGTCACGCAACGGCTTGATGCGGTCGAGGCAGATATCGCGGCGGGTTCGAACCCAATCACGAACATTCTGTCAAGCGGCGGATCGCTTTACATTTACATGGCAAGCGGGACGATCTTCGGTCCCCTGGCGATCCCTGTTTCGCGTTGGAACGATTCGGGGAATTGGTCGGCGGGGACCGTGTACTATGTGAACGACGTTGTGACGATCCCCGGCGACGGGATTTATCACGTTCGGATCAATCACGTTTCCGACAACAACTTCGACAATACGCGCGAGATCGGCGGCGAACTCGTTTACACAATGTTGATCGCCGTTCCAAACCCCGCGCCAATAATCAACGTGACCGCTGATATCGTGATTCTTACGGCGGCACATGCGAACGCCTATGTCCGTTGCGACAATGCCGTCGGGACGATTGCCTATATCGAAGCAGGGACGTTCGACCCGCCGACAGAAATCCATTTCCGGCAAGTCAATACGGGGCAAATCACGTTCTCTTATGGCGACAGCGGAACATTCATCAATCTTCCGGACGGATGCGATCTCTTGACGTTCGGGGTCGGCGCGTCCGTTACCTTGAAGTGCGTCGGCGCAAACGAGTTCGACGGAATCGGTTCATTCGCTTTGTTGTAATGGTGGCTCATGGTTTACCCGACGCCCGAAAATCCCGTTCGGCTGGATATATTTCAAGAGATCGTCGATTGTCACTTCGGCAGTCCGTACATCACGGCTGAGTTCCGGCTTCTCTTCTATGGTCCCGGTCAGCTTTATTCCTGCTTTCCAGACACGCCGCCTTACGGCGGAGTCGAGGCGCAGTATGACTACTGGTGGACTTCTCTTTTCTTGCGCGGCTGGAAGTATGGCACCGCCGACGGACTCCAGTTTATCGATGGCATGGATGTAAGCGAAACAAATCCGTGGTCGTGGTCAGGCATTCCTACATACCCGGAAGATACTATTGCAGCTCAACAAGCACACGCATGGAATGACATTGCGCTGATTGATAATCCGCTCGTCAACGACAATGAGTGGTTCCAGACAATGATCTTCACGCCGCTGGCTGAGCCGATCAACTCTTACCCGAGTTCTCCCGTTATCGAGTTCCAGTATTGGCATCCAAAATGGGTCGCTGGTCCGTGGTGCGACAGCGGTGTCGAGTGGAAGGCCATCGATGACCAAGGTTTCTTGGACCCTGATGGAGAGTTCTTCAATTACGAAGACCCGCTCGGTCACAATCAACTCATACTGTCACAGACGATAGACTTCTCGACCTTTCAAGTGACGAACAGCGAAACAGGGAAGACCTATCAGGCAGTCGCTGCGAACAATGCCGAGTTCGCAACGCGACCTCACTCGCGATTCTCCCTTATGATGAAACAGGTGTGACATGATTATAGGAATTGTTGCCGGGGCTGGCGAAAGCGGGGGCGGGGGCGGCGGGCCGGGAACGCCGACTATCGATCTTGATTTCGTGAATGCGGTTTATCTGCTCGGCGGCGCGTCTCAATCTCTCGGATATTTCCTCGAAGGCGACGTTTCCGTCGATGCTGGCGGACTAGCCTTCGATAATGCCGTCGCGTGGACGCCTTGCGTTTTTACCGCCGCCGCCCTTGCTGACGTTAACGCATCAAGCTTGTGGACTTTCCTGGTCGATTTCGACAGCGATATCGACAACGTTTATCCGTTCTCGCTCAATAAAAGTGACAGCGTGAACGAACTTCACTTTAACGCGCTGTTCACTGGAAACAATTGCGACATGGTGCAATTGCAGAACGGAATCGATTATGGGCAGATCGGTGTTGACACGACGCTTTCATCGACGGTTCGACAGGTAATGGCGCTCGCCATAGGCAACAACAATCCCGGTGCAGGCTTCAACGGTGCGAACTCAATCTATTGGGGCGTGACCGCCCCGCCAACTTATCATTGGGATAACATCACGCTCGGCGGCTTTCCCGGCGATACCTATCCGTCTTTCAAGGGAAGGATCAAGCGGTTCAAGGTATGGCCGGGACTGTTCGACGTTTACGACGTGTCGGGGACCTAGACCGCCGTCGCCGATACTGATTTGCAAATCTCCACGAATCTATAAGGGAAGAAATCATGACCGACGATCTAGCCCCCGCCGAACAGGATTTCACGCTTTACCAAGGCGAAAATTGGCGCGTGATCTTCCAACTCTATTCGGACGACGCGCAAAGCGTCCCGCTTGATTGCACGGGAAGCGAGATCGATATCAATATCCGCGAAGGCGTCGCCGATTCCGGCGCGACGATCCTTCTCGCCGCCTCGACCCGCTCGACCGGGGACGGGGCAAATCGGATCGATTGGCTTTCCTATGCTTCGGACGGAAGCGTCGACGAAGACGAGACGAACGGCGATCCCGTCGACGGCGTTTTCCGCGTGGACTTCACGCCGCAAGAAATGTCCGAACTCAGGGCGACCAAGAAGCCCCGCAAGGGCGCACACGAAACCGCGTCCTTCATCTATGACGCGAAGCGATCCGTCGGGACGGCGGAAGCGAAGCGCTTCCTCCAAGGGTCGATCACGCTCGACCTTGAAACCACTCGAAGGGGTTAAGCGATGGCGCTTCAATCGATAAAGATCACGGTCGGAAGCAACGCGGCGCAAGTTCACTCGCTTGTCGTCTCGAAGCAGGGTCCGCGCGGCGTCCCTGGCGAAGTTGGGCCGACGGGTGCGACGGGTGCCGACGGGATCGCGGGGCCAACGGGTGCGACGGGTGCGGTCGGCGCGACGGGCGCGGTCGGCGCAACTGGACCCCAAGGCGCGACAGGCGACACGGGTCCCCAAGGCGAGACGGGTCCGACAGGGGCGACCGGACCCCAAGGGGCAATAGGTCCAACGGGCGCGACCGGGGCGACCGGGGCAACCGGGGCGGCGGGCGCTACGGGCGCGACAGGGGCAACGGGTCCCCAAGGCGCTACGGGCGCGGCTGGCGGCGCTGGCGCGGCGGGCGCTACGGGTGCAGCGGGGGCGACGGGCGCGACGGGTACAGCGGGCGCGGCGGGCGCTACGGGGGCAACG